GAAGACCTTATATCTTCCTGAACATGTCGCGCAGAAAAGAAAAGCTGAGAAGGAGGCCGCAAGTGCGTCTTCTCTCGCTGATAGCGCGTATATACCCGCCGATGAAAGGGTTTTAGACCCTTCACTCTTAGAACAACCATTAGTCGAACGATTACCTCAACCTACAGGGTGGCGCATTCTTGTGATGCCGTACCAGGGTAAAGCTAAAACTGGTGGTGGACTATTTATTCCAGATGAAACTCGTGAACGAGAAGCAATAGCTACTGTTGTTGCTTATGTTATGCGAGTTGGCCCGATGGCTTACAAGGATCCCAACAAGTTTGGACCTGACGCAGAGCCGTGGTGCAAGCAAGGTCAATGGGTTTGCATTGGTCGCTATGCTGGATCTCGTTTTAAAATTGATGGTGGCGAAGTTCGCATCATAAATGATGACGAAGTTATTGCTACTATTTTAGAACCAGATGACGTTAAACATATTTAGGAGAGAGTCATGAGTGAAGAAACTGAAATCAAGCAAACTGGTGACGCAGAAGAACCAGTTGTTGTTGAAGTAGAAGAAACTGGAAGCGAGGCACCGGAAGGAAAGGTTGTCGAGCAAGAACCTGAAGTAATAGTTGAACAAGAGGCTGCTGAAGAACCAAGCGATGAACTTGAAACTTACAGTAAGAATGTTCAAAACCGAATTAAAAAACAGACTGCTAAATACCATCAAGAGAAACGGGACAAAGAAGAAGCTCAACGAGTAGCGCAACAATTGTTGCAGGAAAACAACAATCTAAAGGCTCATAACAAACAGCTAGATAGTGGTTATTTAAATCAGTATGGAGCTAAAGTTAATGCTCAGATGCAATCAGCTAGACAGGCATACAAGGACGCGTATGAGTCCGGTGATTCAGATGCGGTAGTCAAGGCGCAAGAATATCTATCTCGTGCGACTATAGACTCTGACAGGTATAACGTTGCAAAACAACGTGCTGATAAAAGATTGTCTGTAGAGCAAGCGCAGCCCGAAGAACAAAGACAGGCTGTTGCACCGCAACAAGCGGCACCGCCTCCTCCTCGGCAAGAGGATCCTAAAGCTAGAGGTTGGGCAGAAAAAAACACTTGGTTTGGTCAGGATGAGGTTATGACTTATGCTGCATTTGGCATCCATCGTAAGATGGTAGAGGAAGAAGGGTTTGACCCGCTGTCAAATGAGTACTATACTGAGGTAGATCGCAGGTTGTTGTCGGAGTTTCCGGCAAAACTAGGCGTTAAGAAAACGGGAGGAAGTACCCAGGTCGCACCCGCTGGATCTTCCGCATCTCGCAATATAAAAAAGGGGCGCAGGACCGTGACGCTAACTCCATCGCAAGTTGCGATGGCAAAGAAGCTTAATGTACCTATTTCGGAATATGCAAAGTATGTGAAGGATTAAAAACATGGCAGAAGCAAGAGCACCACGATCAACTGAGACGCGAGAAAAAGAAACGCGCAGAAAACCCTGGGCACCGCCCAGTCGCCTAGATGCCCCAGAAGCCCCAGCGGGTTATGTGCATCGTTGGATACGAACATCTATGCGAGGAGAGGATGACCAGACAAATGTTCATGCTAAACTTCGTGAAGGATGGGAACCCGTTCGTTCTGAAGAGTATCCTGACTATGAAGCTCCGACCATCGAAGATGGTAAATTTGCAGGAGTTATTGGTAATGGTGGCTTAATGTTGTGTCGAATACCTATCGAAACCGCCAATGAAAGAAACGAGTATTACGGGACCCGGACCCGCGAAGCAATGGCCGCAGTCGATCAAGATCTAATGAAGGAACAAAATCCTTTGATGCCTATTCATCAGAGTAGGCAAAGTCGTGTAACCTTCGGCAGAGGAAAACCCTCTTCTGAATAATTAATGAGGTGCTATAATGGCAAATACTAATGGCGCATACGGTCTTAGACCGATAAGTATGCAGGGTGCTACACCCAATTCCACTGGTTTGAGCGAGTATCGCATAGCGGCAGCAAACACTAACAAACTCTATCAAGGCCAAGCGGTTATTCCGTTGGCGGCGGGAGTTATTGACGATCTACAGGCTGCGGCTGGTGGTAACGTCTCTATTGTCGGTGTTTTCTGGGGCTGTGAATATGTCTCAAGTTCTACTGGAAAAATGACTTGGTCCAATTACTGGCCTGGTGCTGGCGCGGATACTAATTTCCCTGTCAAAGCTTTCTTGTATGACAGTCCAAATCAATTGTTCTCAATTGCTACATCTAATGTAGTAGCTGGCTACAACACTGAAGCAGAAGTTCGTACAGCGGTCTTCTCAAACATCGCTCTTGCAGCGGGTAACTCTGGTACTGATAGTACTGGTATATCTTCTGGAACTGCGGATCTAAATACTGTCGCAGCTACCAACACTTTAGCTCTTAGAGTTATGGGCATCCAAGACGATGTCGATAATGAAGACTTTACTGTTGCTGGTATTCCCTTAATTGTTCGTATTAACAACCACTTCAACGCACCTACTGGTTCCGTTGCAGCGGGTACTGTTGCTACGACAGCACTAGCGTAGAAAGGAGACTAGCAAATGGCTATATCACGCGCACAACTAGCAAAAGAGCTAGAGCCTGGTCTCAATGCCTTATTTGGCATGGAATACGACAGGTACGAAAACCAACATGCAGAGATCTATACGACTGAGTCTTCAGACAGAGCGTTTGAAGAAGAAGTTATGCTCTCTGGATTTGGAGCCGCTCCGAACAAGTCGGAAGGCAACGCCGTAAGTTTCGATGATGCTAACGAAGCATTCACTGCTCGTTACAACAACGAAACAATCGCATTGGCATTCTCAATCACGGAAGAAGCTATCGAAGACAATCTTTATGATCGTCTCGGAAGCCGATATACCCGTGCTCTTGCTAGGTCAATGGCTCACACGAAACAGGTAAAAGCTGCAAGCATCTTGAACAACGCGTTCACTGGTGGGGCTTCTGCCGGAGGAGATGGAGTTGCACTTTGTTCAACTGCACACCCTCTTGTTAATGGTGGGACACTATCAAATACACCAGCGGTTGCATCTGATCTAAACGAAACTTCTTTGGAAGATGCGTTGATCAATATTGCTGGGTATGTCGATGAGCGTGGACTAAAAGTTGCTCTTCGCGGTATGAAGTTAATTCTACCACGTCAACTTCAGTTCATCGCAGAACGTATCATGGTATCTAATCTTCGGGTTGGCACTGCGGATAACGACACTAACGCAATCAAATCAATGGGAATGGTTCCTGACGGTTATGCTGTCAATGACTTCCTAAGTGATCCAGATGCGTGGTGGGTTAAAACAGATGCACCTCGTGGGTTTATCCACTTTGAGCGTACTCCGATGGCTACCAACATGGAGTCCGACTTCGATACAGGCAACATGAGATACAAGGCTCGGGAGCGTTACAGCTTCGGATTCTCGGATCCACGTTGTGTATTCGGTTCGCCAGGAGCGTAATCGGAACTACTAAGAAATAGAGAGGGCGGCTATTTAGTCGCCCTCTTTTTGTTTAAAAAGGAGAGTAAAATGAAAATTGTAAATTGGATTACTGGTCGCCTGTCTGAACCATCGAGTTATGCTGCGATAGGTGTAGGAGTTATAGGTATAGGCATAATATCGGGTGTGGGCGAACTATTGTTCATCGGTGTTGCATGTGCTGTCCTAGGACTTATTATTGCAGAAGAAGCCAAAAAAGACAAATAAATAGGGGGAGGGTCAAGTATTAACGCTTGACCCTTTCTTTTTCTTTTCAATTGATGTAATCTATACATACCTTGACAGTCGCATCCCGCGTCTGACATTTGCCACGACAAGGAGATTTAAATGGCTAATACAACTTTTAACGGACCAGTTCGTTCTCAAAACGGATTTCAAGATATTTCTATTGACGCTACAACTGGAACCGTAACTACGGACTCAACCTATGCTACTGACGCAACTATTGGCGGCTCGGCTAGAGTAACGGACGGTATTTCTAACAAAACGGGTGTAGTTGCAGCAACGGGAACCATTCTACAAATGGCGAACGGTTTTGCAGCAGCTCTTGTAAAAAACACTCACTATCTTACGCCGGCAGATGGTAACGCGATTACAGCAACGCTACCAGCTCAAGCAGATTCTGACGAAGGCGACTCAATTATTGTTGATTACAACGTGCTTGCGTCTAACGGACAGACTATGAAGTTTGGTACTGCGGGTGAGTTCTTTGCGGTAAATTCTGTGATATACAAGAACACTACTGTACTAGCAAATGTTAACGCAGTGTTAGTAGCGAATGGCACTAGCCATGATTTCCTTAATGCAGTTGGTCTAACCAACGCGGGCCCGGGAATTGGAAGCCGCATAATATTTACTTATAGTGGAGCTGCGTGGAGAGCGGAAGCGCGTCTCACGTCTTCAGGTACTGCTGCTGCGGCGGGTACTTCGGTCTTTGCCACTACTTAATTAATCTGGCGGGGGTAACTCCCCGCCTACACTTTAAAGGAGAATATTATGGCAGGATCAGACGTACAAGCCACGTTTGTTGTATCGGCGGCAGCAGATCCGAACGGAATTTCAGAAAGCGCACAAGTTGCAAACAACGCTAACTTAGTCATAGGTGGCGCGTTAGCAAGCGGTGGTGCTGTGACTTTCGATAATCCAAGAAATGTTACTATTACTTCGGGTGGTAACGATAGTGGAATAACTTTCACTGTTACTGGGACGGCTGCAAGCGGCGCGGCTCTAGCAGAAACTATTACAGGCGGCAACGCTGGAATAGCAACAGGAACATCAATATTTGCAACGGTTACTCAGATAGCGGCAGTAGGTGATCCTGCGGGCACGGTCATAGCGGGATCGGGTACTACAATACAAGCTACTATTTTTGCAGGAAGATGCAGATTAAAAGGTATTTATTTAGTCAGCACTGCTACGGGTGGAACGATTTCATTTAGAAACGCTTCTGTAACAGGAACGGCTCTCTTACAGTATCAAACCCCTGCGGGTGTAGGTTCGGAATATCCAG